GAGATGAAAGACTGGGACTGATTCAGTTGTGAACCAGGGTAAAAGGAAAAGAGGGGGACGGACATACATCAAAGGATGTAGCGTCACGCTTGCGTTCTCTAGCCCAAACCAAGGAAGTAGCGGTGGTGGGGGATTGGGAGGTGGAGTTTGATAAACGGTTTGAAATAAATCTTGATGGTGAGCCAGCTACGGGTATGACAACGATTACTTGCTACGAGGCCGAGATTAAAACTTTCATCACCAACCTCCTCGCCGCCAAGGATAGGGAGAGGGAGGGGGCAGTAGCAAAAGAAAGAAAAAAGGTAGTGGGGGAGATAATACACAAATTATGGACAGCCAAATCCTACTATTCAATAGTTGGAGGAGATGAAAGAAACATAGGTCGTAATTTAATGGCAGACGACCTTATCTCCTCCCTAACCCCACTCACTAAATAACTATGAACACAAAACACGTACCCGACCTAGAGCTATGCCAAGAGTTTGACCGATTGTGTAAAGAGAAAGGGATTGAAGTGCCTGAGACTCTTTTTAAATGGCACTCTAAGGATAATAACGGTAAAAGAGTACACACCGAGTGCAGGTTCTTTCCAGGCAAATGTTTGGAACTAGACTACCCAGCCCCACTAGTAAGCGAGCTGGGGGAATTTATGAAAGATAAAGGAATGGGAGTTACAGCTCATTCTTCACATGGGGGGTGGTGGGTTAGTGGCGGAGAATGGATTGTAAGTAATCAGAAATACTTAAAGACTATAGAGGACAAGGACAGTTGGCCAAATTGCTTACAAAAAATGCTTAACTACCTAATTGAAACAGGTGGTATAACTAAATTGTAGTCTGGTTGCCATTATGGTACAATAGGTTGTATATGCCACAAAAAAAGAAAGCAAAGTTTGAGACTAGTTGTTGGATTTGGCCGTACGGAACCCACCGAGATGGTTACGGTGCCTTACAAATTAACAATGTATCTTACGAAGCACACAGATGGATGTTTGAAATTATTAAAGGGAAAGTACCAAAAGGTTTGGAGTTAGACCACTTATGTAGGAATAGGAATTGCCTAAACCCTGAACACCTAGAGATGGTTAGTCATGCAGAAAACTGTCGTAGGGGAGCCAACACGAAACTAAACACAGAAAAAGTTGCCGAAATAAGAAAACAGTTTGGCAAAAAAACGCAAAGGGAGCTAGCAGAGCAATACGGAGTTTCCCACACAATGATTGGAAACATTCACAAAGGAACAAGATGGAATGATGCTGATACCTCTAGGCACGTTTCAAAGAAGTAACTTCTTAATCGCCGAGGGAATAATCACTACACTATGATTAAAACTTTCAACACCGCCCACCTGTGGACAACGATTGTAATATACCTTAGATAAGGGATATAATAGAGGCACTCTTACTGGGCTGTCCGTTAGATTTGGTTCATACCAAAAGCAACGGCAGTCTGGTTTGTATAAAGATGGGGTAGTTAGGATTCGACAGTTCTTTGAAAGTTTTATATTGACAGACGAGTAGTGTGCGTAACTCACTAAAAAAGACACTTGCAAAAGTATCACCAATCGCTAGTCCGTACTTACAGTACTTGGGACTAAAAAACACTGTTGCTCTCGCGTAACAACAGCGGGTAATGGAAATTCTATCTATCCATTATTTGTTATATTAGGTAGAAACAAGGTTGTGTTTTCACATCACGGTGGAGGTCGTGTTGGTAGGCTGTCAGCTATTTAATTAGTAAGATATAAAACAAGTACAAGATTTGGACGGGAGTTCGATTCTCCCCTACTCCACAAACAAACCGTAAAAATGATAACTCTACCTACGCCTACAAACCTGTCTTCAGGTTCTTTAGAAAACAAACTAGCAGACAAGGTGTGGCGTATGCACAACCTTTATTATATTCAGACCAAAGACTCCAAATTAGTGCCTATGCCGTTGAACAAGGCACAGCGAGACTATTTAACTAGACGGAAGAAACGCAACTATATTTTAAAAGCTCGGCAGTTAGGATTCTCGACTATAGGTCTTATAGACTTACTAGACGAGACAATGTACAACCGTAACGTCAATACGGCTATTGTTGCTCATGAAAAGCAGAAGGTAGTGAAGCTATTTGAGATTATTAAGCGTGCTTACGAGAACTTGCCTAATGACCCACGTATTAAACCTCGTGCCAGTATTGAAAACAGAAACGAGCTGTACTTTCCAGACATAGGCTCCAAGATTTACGTAACGGTTGATACTCGTGGAGAAACAGCTCACAGACTGCATATTTCAGAACTAGCTTTTATCGCTAACGCAGAAGCAAAACTAGCTGCTACTTTAGAGTCTGTTCCTAAGCACGGTATGATTACGTTTGAGACAACAGCCAACGGTATGTCCAACTATGCTTTCTCTGAGTGGAACGATTCTAACTCTGAATTTGAGAAGTTCTTTTATAACTGGCTGTGGGACGACGACTATCGACTAGAGACTGATGTTCCGTATGCTGATTTGCTAGAAGAATATCGAGTCCTAGCTATTCAGTACGAACTTATGGTTGATGCTCCTGAGAAATTTGAGCTAGACTCAGAGCAATTAGCTTTTTATATCTCAAAAGTACGCAGACACAAGAAGCTAGTACGACAAGAGTATCCGTTTAACCCTATAGAGGCGTTTATTTCTTCAGGACTAGGAGTCTTTAACCAGACTGATATTGCTAAGCACGAGCCTATTCCAGCCCTCGAACGTATGTGGTCAGACCTGCTTGTTTGGGAGAAGCCTATGCCTGGTTTTAGGTACGTTCTAGGAGTAGACAGTTCCGAGGGACTTGGTAAGGACAACGCTGTCATACAGGTTTTAAACGCTCACACAGGCTACCACGCAGCAGAGTTCGCTACTCCTCATATTCCACCAGACCAGTTAGGGAATTACGTAATCCAGATAGGAAAAATGTACAATAATGCCTTGGTAGTGCCAGAAATCAACTCCTCGGGGATATCTTTAATAGACCATATCAAAACTAAGTACTACAATATCTATAAACGTGAAGTCTTTGACAAGCGAGCTAAAGAAACACGCGAAGTATTGGGCTGGAGAACTACAGGCACAAGCAAGCCTATTTTAGTTAACGATTTGGAAGAAGCTGTTAGAGAGCAGTATATACTTATCAATTCAGCCGAGACTCTTAAAGAGATGCAGACGTTTGTACGAACCTCAGAGACAGGACATCAAGGATTTGGTGCTGAGGGAGCTAATAAGGACGACAGAGTGATTGCTCTTGGTCTTGCTTATCAAGGTATCAAGTGGCAACCAAAGCTTAAAGTTCCTGAGTCAGTTGCTCAACAGAAACTCAAGCAATATATCGAAATGAAAAAACTTACTGAAGACTACGGAGAGAAGCAAGCAGGAATAATCCTACGTGACCGCAAGCAAAGATATAAGATTAGACAAAACTAGCAAGTTATCCCCAGATATAAGGCATTAACCTATTCTCTTTTTTAATAGACTCTTGTACAGTAGTAAGTAATAAATATGGCACAAAAAAACTTGAAGCCACTTAAGGAAGACAAAGAAACAAAACCAGGGTATTCACCAGCCGGAGAAGAATTAAAAGTCTATAAGCAGTATAAGTTCCGTAAGAACGAGCTGCTTAATTCTCGTAAGAACGTACACGGTATTGACATAGACGAGCAGATGCGACAGTTTGACAAGAATTACTTTAACCGAGAAGCAGATATTCCACCAAGCGAACTCGACGTAGACCAGAAGCCAATCTCAGTTAACAACGCCTTTGGTAAAGTCCAGAGTGCTCTTGGTATCTTGATTGACAGGAATCCTGAGATTACGCTTGAAGAGGCAAACCCTCAGTACACAGCCAACAGAGACTTGATTAAAGGTCTAGCTAAGAACTCTTGGAGAAAGACTAACTCACTAGGTCAACTTAAACTTTCTATTTTTAACCAAGCTAAACGAGGCTGGTTTTGTGGAAGAACTTATTACCGTTCTTTAAAGCATGACGCTCGCTATTTGTCCTCTATTGTAGACGAGAAAGGCAAGCAAGTTAAGAAGTACGAAACAAAAGAAATGACTAAAGTTGACGATATTCAGTACATGAACCTGAATAACTTTAATGTGTGGCTGGACGAGCAATCAGTTCCAGAAGACTTCTTCAGTACTCGTGACTGGCTATGGAGAGAAGTTCATCATATTGATGATGTGCGTAAAATGTTCCCTATCTCAGAGTATCCAAATATGTCGATGGTTACGGAGGGAGGTAATACGCAGGAAACTATTCACGGAACGTCTGATAAGTCATCTTTTAATAGTTCAGGGAACGACGGAAAAGAAAGCAAGAAAGGTATGACGGAGATTTTCTATTACGAGAACCAGTATGACGATTGGTTTATTGTTGAGATTAACGGAGTTATGGTTGTCCATGAACCTCTCCCTCAAGACCATAAACGACTCTCATGTGTGTATGGCTATTGGAACCTACGAAGTGCAGAGACTATTTACGGTATAGGCATTATCGAGGCTATGGAGCGTGACGAGCAACTTATTGACCGTATCATGAATATGGACATGAGGCAGTTGCTTTTGACGATTTCTCCTCCAGGTTTTTACACAGGTACAGAAGACCCGGAAGACGAGAACTTAAAATACAAAGCAGGAACTCTCAGACGAACTCTTGACCCTAAAAACATTACGTTCCTAGAGATTCCAGAGGGGAACAAAGCAGGACTTGACCGTATTGCTTATTTAGAACAAAAGGAAGACCAGAGAACAGGTATAACTCGTACCCTAGAGGGAGAAGTTTCCGACAAGAACGCTACCGCTTTTGAAACGGGAGTTAACCGTGAGGCTGGTTTAAAGAGACTAAGACTGCCGTTAAAGTCTATTCAGTACGCATTAGAGTGGGAGTTCCGTAACCGTATTGACTTGATTAAGCAAGTTTATAACGATTTCCAAGTAGAACAGGCGGTTGACCCAGAGGATATTCAGAACTACCTAAAAGAGATAAATGCTGACCCTGAATACTACTATATTGAAAACGAGGGAGTGCCAGGAGAAGAGACATTCTACAAAAAGAATTACCGACAAGTGCAGATGAATATTGAGCAAGACGATTCTGGTAACTTTATTGAATCGGAAGACAAGAAGTTCTTTCATATCAAACCAAGTATGCTGGCGTATGAGGGAGACGTAATCGTTGATGCTCAGAGTATCTTGGTACAGTCAGAAGAGCTGGAGAAAGCAGATACGCTCAGAATGGCTAATATCATTATTCCTATAATTGCTCAGGGCGACCCAGCTAAAATTGGTCGAGCTGTTAAGCAACTGCTCTTGTCGTTTAACAAAGAACCGCGTAAATGGTTGCCTGATGAGTGGCTTGCTGCTATGGCAAAGCAAGGCAAAATCTCTAGCGTTACAGGCAAGCCAGAAGAGAAGCCAGAAAAGATGCCTCCACAGACCGAGGGAGCAGCTCCAGGTGCAGAGATGCCTACCGACCCCACACAACTGCCTCCAGAAATGAAATCTGTCGTTCCTCCAAGCGACCTAGACGGTACAGGTAAAATTGGACTCGGACAAACATTAACTCAGGGATTTAGTAGCTAGGTACTATGATGTCTGAAAATAAGCAATTAAAGTCTGAGTGCAGGACTATCTTAATGAGTCATGAAGAAGCTCTAAAATACTTAATTGACGAAGTTAAACGAGAAGTAGGCACAAGGAGATTCGAAGAATTAACTGCCTTTGGATACGCAAAGCAAGTTATTAGAAACCAAGGCGTATTTGAAGGTTTAGACTTACTAATGCAAAGAATAAATAAATATGGGAGTCGAGAATAATTTAAACATGAATAGTCTTGGGATTGCCAAAAAATACTGGGCAATCGAGAGTAAAGAGGGTGAGAAACTTGAGTTTTTCCCTATTTTTGAAGCAAACGAAGAGACTGGCTTGCCAGAAGCAAGTAAAATACAGTTAAGATTCCACGACAAAGCTAAAGGAGAGCTAAAAACATTCACGTTTAACTATCTTGACGTCTATATGTTTATGTATTTCGTAGCTAATGAAGAGTTACGACAAGGACTTCTAGCAAAATCAGAAAGAAAAACTAATTATATACCGTATGACGTTCGTATTGAGTTGAGTCAGCAAGAAAAGTCGCAGGGATTCGCAAATAGACGCATTGAACTCCCTGTAGACGAGCTGACTATGAGTATTGCACGCAATGAGGCGTGGAAAATGTGGATTAAGAGTCAATCTAAAACAGACCCACGAGCCTTTAATTATAAAAAACGTAAATAAGAAATTATGTCAACAGGAACACCAGACTCAAAGCTAGACATGAGGAAAGATACAGCTACGGACGTTAAAGGACAAACAGAAACAAAAGAAACAAAAGAACCAGAAGACGAGTTGATGTCTCTTTTAAAAGGTATCTCAATGGGTATGGAGAACCTTACGAAAGAAGTCAGCACTATTAAAGGCAGAGTAGATGGTATGGAGAACGGCAACCGAGATGAGTTTAAGAAGCATGCAAAGCCAGAAGACATTGAGACTTTGGGAAACCGTACCGGAGTTGACCCAAAGATTAGTGCTATGGTTGACGAAATGTTGGGAGCTGACTTTGGAGTGCAAATACGAGCACTAGGCGACCAACCAGGATTTAGAATGACGTTAATCGTACCACCACGACTAAGTGATAATATCCGTGACAGACGTCCTCTCCGTGAGTTTATGGAAGACGGTGTTACTCCTACTGGGAAATACGTTAAGAACGAAGCAGGAGAGGTAAAGTTTGAGGACTACGTTCCAGAAGACAGACGTTCTCGTGTACTGGCTTCTAGTGATAGCTATGATGTAGTACGTCAGCACTGTGAACGAGTACGCTCTCATATTGTGAGCTATTTCCAAAAAGTTAATAAGCCGTTACCAGAGTTTAAAGTTAAATAAGTATGGCAAAAACCGTAAAGACTGAAATCAAAGCATTTAAGATTAAAAAGAACCTCATGGTTGGACTCGCTGTGTGGCTTAATACTCAGCTACTAGAGGGACGCTATTCTCGTGTACGCACACGGTTTGTAGCTCGCTTGGCTGAGGCTATGAACGAACTAGAAAAAGAACGTCGTGAAATTATTGAGAAATATGTCGAGAAAGACACTGACCCAGACACTAAAGAAGAAAAATGGAAGACACGAACTGGGGATAACGGTCAAGAAGAGTATGCTGTTTCTCCGGAGAAAATGTCTGAACTTAATGCTGAGATTGAAGAGATGTACCAAGAGGACTTTGTAGTAAACTTTACGCCAGAGACAGAAGCAGATTTGTTGAGAATCAAGGATATTATCCTCGATACTACCTATAAGTTTGGACCAGAAGAGAGCATGAACCCAACGGAGAAGAACATGAAAATTATGGAAGCCAACAATTATCAGATGTGGTGCGAGGCAGTAGAGAGTCTGTAGTTATTCACAGCCGACACGAAAAGAGTATTGACGCCACTATTTAAGGTGCTACTATAAATTTTAGAAAGGCACTTTGAAAGCAGAACTTACTCTGTTTGTCGGTTGAACCCTCGTATTGTATTGTCGTTACCCCTCATACAATACAAGAGTTCAACCCTCAACATACATGAGGGAGTTCTAGGTGGTTTGTTCGAGAGGTCGCTCTCTTAGTTAAATAAAAAGTCGTTAACAAACACTAGAACCTATAAAGATATGGAAACTGAAAAAATCGCTGCTGCTGAAACGATTGCCAAGTTAGAGTCTCAGATTGAGAATCTGAACAAAGGTATCGCTGCTACCAGAGACGAGTCAAAAGTTGCTGTAGCTGCTGCTCAGGCTGCAACTAAGGCACTAGAAGACTTCTCTAAGAACTCGACAGTAGAAAAAAAAGCTGAGGACGTTACTTTAAGTACAGCAGAAGAGAAAAAGTTTGATGCGTGGGCAAGAGCTAATGGGGTAGTCACACAAACAGACTTAGATGCTGAACGAGTACGTATTGCTAATGATTCTGCTAAAGGTTTTCAAGCACAGGCAGTAATGGAGTTCCTTGAAACACACCCAGAGTACGATTCTGATGAGGAGTGGGCAAAAGTACAAACTGAATTTGACTTGTACAAGACTCCCTCTGACTTAATTGGTTATAAAAAGCTATTAGATAAAGTTCATAAAGAACTAAGTCCAGACAGTAAAGCTAATCCTAATAATGAAGACGGGAGAGCTGCTGCCAGAGCTGAGATTGCCAAGCGAGAAGCTCTTAAACGAGGAGGGGGAGGACAGAGTAATGCTGGTGGAGATAACGAAGCTGAGATTGAAAAATTGCAAGCAAAGTATCCAAATCTTTCACGCGAACAGATTACTACCAGACTCTCAGAAGTACGTGCTCTGACAAACGAAAAGAAGTAATTAACAAAAATTAAAGTCTTATATAATATATGGCAACTTTCAAAGCTCTTACAGCTTCACCAAACCAACCAAAGTTTCCCTACGTAGCAGTAGTAAGTACCGCTATGGTTGCAGGAA